TTTCGCTGAATGTCCTGCATCTGATTGAACAGCTGATCTGTTCTCATGCTCACCTGGTTTGCCAAGTCTGTCGCATAGGACAGCTCATCAATAGCTGTTGTCAGAGCTTCTACAGAGTTGCTGTTCTCGTTTATTTGCGAACGAATCATCATGCCTTGCCAAAATATGAAACCAAGAGCCACAACAATCGAAGTGGCGGTTCCGAGATTCATGCGCGGAAGTTTCCATTGCTTCCAGCTGGTTGATTCTTCTTTTTTGTCTGTCACTTAACCAAACTAGGAGACTTGTCTCCGATAGGAAGGACACTAGCGACCCACCCTTTAATTACTGCAAGACCAGCTGTGACACCGCCCATTGCGATCAGTTTCCATTGGTCAACGCCCATATCGAGAACGCTGTTAGTGCCGAGAGCCGCAAGACATCCTTGAATGCCTGAAGCGATTGTTCGTTCTGCTAAATCTTTGTAACTCATTTCTCATCTGCTTTCCAAAGTTCATCCCAAGTGATCCGACCACATATGCCGTCAACTAGAAGTCCCCTTTTGTCTTGAAAACGTGCAACAGCTGTTTCCGTTTTGGAGCCAGCTATGCCGTCTATTGGACCCGGATCAAGCCCAAGAGCTTTCAATCGGGTTTGTAAAGTTGTAACTGCATCACCTCGAATACCTTTTTTGATTGGTTTCTCGGAGACAAGTTTTCCCTGTTCTTCAATTCGTTTCAGAACAGCTCCCCAGTCGATTGCTACATCATCAACAGGGTCATTGAAATCTTCAGGTTCTTCCCTAGAGCCTTTCCACCAGTCGGGGTAGATTCCAGGTAGAGGCTTGGCTCCCTCAGCTGAAGGGCTTTGAGCCACATGATGCCAAGGCTCGTCAGCAATGTTCGCATATAAACCAACTCCTCTGAGAGTTCGATGAACCCTTGACCAGCTGGATCGCCACTTGTGAGAGACATCAACTGCGTAACCATACCCAGCTGTGCCATCCAAATTCGCTTGTTGCATGTGGTAGCTACCGCGCCAACCGCCAGCCAATTCCCGATCAGGGTTGGCTGCCAAAACTCCGCGACCTTCTTTATAGGCTTGATGGAGCTTCACTTGTTCTTCTCTTGGTCGAACAGCGCTCGTTATCACCAAGACTTCTCGAATATGAGGATCACTTCTGTAAGCCTCAGCGAGTCTGAAAGCCGTCAAAGGGTCAAGCAACAGCACGTTCTCATCCCCATCTTCTCGGAACTGCATCAACAGCTCCTTGTCGTCAATTTCTGTCATTTCTGCTCCTTGTTGGATGGTGAAAGCTCCTGAACATAAGCGAGTTTTTTCATCCACCGTTGAACCTCAGTCATACTTCATCCCTGTCAGGTTTAATAAAAGACCACCAAAGTTGAAGAACATATCGAGTTTCAGTTTTTGTTGGAAGGGTGTGATGTGCATGAGTCCAACCTGATGGAAAAATAACTCCCACACCTTCTTTTGGTTTCACAAACAGATTCTGCTGTGGGAACTCCAACTCCCCACCTTCACCTTCAATAGTGTTCAAAAACAGTACAAAACTTAAATGCCGATTCGGTAAACCTTGACCGATGTTGGGTGCATAATCTGAATGAACACCGTGAAAAGCCTGACCTGCTTTGTATCGAAGAATGTTGTACGCCTCCTCAACACGAAAAGGTGGAAAGTCATTAGCCGCTGGTAGAGATATCAAATAATGATTCAAACAATCAGAAGCAAACTTCAACAAAGGTTGATGATTGAGGACTGGTTCCTGCTGTACAGAAAATAAAAGTTGGTCTGAATCTCGATATTTGGGGTAATGCCCCATAGAACTCTCAAGTTCATTTTCATTCTTGCCCCAGCAACGTGATTCTTCCCAGTTTCCATGTTCTTCAGCTTCGTCAATGGTTGCAACACAAGGAAGTGTGTCATCCATTTGATAAGACGCAACAAAAGAATCGACCCACGTGGCTGTCATTGAAACACTTTGTTCCATCATGGATTCACCCACTTTTGCTCTGCTTCATTCCACTCCCACGGAGCCTGTTCAGGGTCAGGAACATCGACTGGTGATATCCAATAGGCAACATCTTCATCAGGATCTTCCCACCATGTCACCCAAGACGGATAAGGCGGAGGAGGTTTAACCCAACTCGTTGAATCCTCATCCCATGCGTAACCCTTTTCAGTTCGTGCAACTGGTGGTTGCCAAATGTAATCACTATCTAATACCCATGAAGGAAACGGTTGCGGAGCATAAAAAACATCATTGCTTTCATCGTAAGTCCACCCCACCCCAGCGAACCATTGACGAAAATTGTGGTTGACAGAAGTTTGAACCCAAGTACCTTTTGTCTCAGGTCGTAACTCCTTGAGAAAGTCAACACCTCGTTGTTCCTCCTCTACCTCATCCACAGTTGTGATGTCATTACTTACAGCGATAACTGTTTGCACTACACCGTCTTTTACTTCAGCGAAATGAGCCATCTATATCACCACTCGTAAGGGAATCGAACTACACAAGCACCAGCCCACCCAGCGCCTCCGCTATAGCCACCAGCCGCACCAGCCACACCGCCGTTTCCGTAATACAGACTGGCACCAGTAGCACCCCTAGGGAAGTTTTGGTTGTAACCACCGCCACCTCCACCACCGCCGAATGCGTTTTCAGATGCCCCAGTTCGTATAACAGTTGTTACTGCATACCCTCCAGCACCTCCCCACATATTACTTGGTGAACCGAATCCCGAAAGTCCTGCTTGACCACTTCCACCACCACCACCGCCGGTGTCGGGATAAAAACCAACACCCCAAACTCCAGCGTTTCCTGCGTAACCCTCTACAGGTGAGTATCCCCCCGAATTTCCAGCACCACCAGGGTCACCGTAGAAAGAAGAACCACCACCGCCAGCCCCTCCAGCTCCTGCGTAATAATTCGGGTAGCGACCTCCATGACCACCACCAGTACATGCCACCAATGTGCCAGCACTAGCACCAACAAATGTTGAATTAACTCCATCACCTGCGCTGTTGTAATTAGGAGCGCCAGTTAAACCTGCTGACCCACCTGCGCCAAGAGTGATTGTCCAAACTTGAGCGGCGGTACTACCAGCAATCGCCAGTTCTCGACAGCCTCCACCGCCACCACCGCCTGCGGTATAGTCTCCCGACCCTCCTCCACCACCTGCTCCAAGCAGGACTTTTATTTCCTGTTGAAGTGGATTACCAACAACGGTGAAAGTGCCACTACCTGTCCAATACAAGGAACGGTATTTTGTCCCGCTGTATGTATGGTCATTACTTGTAGGACTTCCAGTTGTCGAATAAGTAATTATCTGTGCGCCTGCACCTGATGATTGAATCGCTCCGATTATTAAAGGATTAAAAGTCATTAAGCCAACTTTCCAATGAGTGTCCAAGCATCAGTTGCCGTTTTTATCAAAGCCGCTGAAGCGTATTGACCATCTATCTCTTTTGAGGAATCAACAGATGTTATTGTCACGCCCGACCCTTGGGCAAGAGTGCAGTTAGCAGAGCCAATGTTTTGGACAATGATTTGTGTCCCTGTTGCGTAAGCAACTGAAGAATTTGGTGGAACTGTGAATGTTTGTGCGGAACCGTTAGAAGAAGTAACAAGTTTTCCTGCATCAGCAAGAACGAAAGTGTAAGTGGTTCCTGTCTGTGCATTTATTTGAATGGGTGCTTCGACTCCACCTGAGACAGTCAATTTGTCTGTTACTGTCACGTTGCCATCGGGAACATCTAAAGCTGTTGCTCCATCGGTTCCTGTGATCGTGAGCTTCTCCGCTGAAGAATCCCACACCATCGAATCACCAGCCGTGTCCGAGTAGAACGTGACATCTTCGCCAGCACCATCAGAACCAACTGTGAGAGTTCCGTCACCTATGACAACATTGCCATCAGTAATATCCAAAACTGTAGCTCCGTTAGTTCCTTCCAGGATGAGCTTCTCCTCCGAAGCATCCCACATGGCGTAATCGCCAGCAGTTGCAGAGTGCCAAGTCATATCCACACCTGAACCGTCAGAACCGACATCAACAGCCGCATCAATCGCAAGATTTACCGTAGCCGCTCCACTCGTTGCTCCCCCCGAAATGTTGGTTCCAGCAACCACGCTGGTAATGTCGCCACTCGCCGCCGCCGCCCAAGCTAAACCTGAAGCTGTCGAGCTGTCTGCTGTTAAAACCTGAGTATTGGAACCGACTGTGAGCTTTGTCGCCGCATCAGCTCCAGTTCCAACTATCAGATCACCTTTTGCATCCGTGTCAACCGTCAACGTCACATCTCCTGAAGTGCCTCCTCCAGCAAGTCCCGACCCAGCCGTGACAGCTGTAATATCGGCGGTTAATGAAGTAGCTGTCCAAGAGCTTCCGTCATAAAACTGGAGAGCGTTGCTTCCAGTCAGATACACAAACATGCCTTCTGAAGGACTTGAGATAGCCGCATCTCTAGCTGTCGCATCCGCGAAAGCCATGATCGTCTGTTGCATCAGATACGTATTGACTTCTGCGGCGGTAAGCACAGATCCATCAGAGAAATTCTTAAAACCGGCTCCTGCCATGTTTCCTCCTAATAAGCGAGAACCGAAGTTCCCAAAACGCCATTGATCGTGGAACCAAGAATGAATCCTGCAACCAAAGGCTCTGTTGTTGTGAATGTCGTCTTAAAAATAGACGGCGTTATCATGTGTTGTACCCCTTGAACGGTCAAAGTTTTTGTTGTCCGGGTCCCATTCGGGTACGAACGATTAACGGTAATAGGGGAATAAAAATCTAAGTCTAAAGCCGCAGAAATTCTCGCGGAGTTGTCAGCTGTTGCATCAATCGTCAGCTGTTGAACTCTCAAATCGGGGTCTTTTCTAGCGGACAAAATTGCATTCGCTTGGGAAAGAGCGTCAGCGTTGGTCTGCATCAGAAGCCCTGTCCGTGTCATGTTTCGTTCAAAATAATCCGTGATACTGGTCGCATCGGAAACTGTTTGAACAGAACCACCGCTCCTGGTGACGCTGATTTTGTTTCTCAGGAGTCTCTCATCAATTTGGAGAGCTACCCCTTCGTATGCGATGTCAGTTCCATCGTCATCAAAAACTGTTGGCGATCCGTCAAGAGCTTTAATCGCTTCTGATCTCGAAACGAACTTCACATCACCTTCGCCGGTCATGTAAACACCACCAAGTTCTGTCTCTGAAAGCAGTTGGACAGCATCAAGAGCTGTTCTTTCTGTTCCATTATCAGCTTGAACTGTTGTGTCGCCAGCATCAATGTCTCGTTGAGTGGAAGGGAAGCTGATTGCGTCTAAAACTTCGCCCATCCTGGTGCCAGTTGTTTGACCAGCTGTACCACTAGCGAGTGAAGTGAACTTCGCAAGATTCAAAAGCCGGAATCCATCCATGCATTCCAAATCCAGCCAAGCCGCTTTTGCGCCTTTTCTGAAATTGTATGTCCATGAAACTATGTATCCCGAAAACAGGAACCGTTCTGTCCCTCCATGTGTTGCTGATACTCGTACCTGATGGAGCGGTTTGATGTCATAGTCGCCACCTGTCGGATCGAAAGCTCCATCTGTGTCGATTAGCTCCAAAGAACAGGACCCGGCTTCAAATTTGTCGAGAACTCTTGTTCTTCCTCGTCTGATTACCACTTTTCGAGTCCTGTTTGAAAAATCTATTGGAAGATTCGATGAAGTTCCGAGAACGGATTCACCGAGTTTTCCTAATGGATCACCAAGAACAAGTGTCGTTCCGAAAGATGGACCGCCTGAGAACCTGATTGTGACTTCAACGCTTGGAGCTGGCATTACTGAGCAACGACAAGTTGTTTGCCTGAGTTCTGAGCTTCAATAAGCCCAACTCTGACTTCTTCAATTACATCTGCGGGCATTGACCCGATGAGACTTCCTTCGACATTGATATTCACCCTGATTTGGTCAGGGGTCATTTGTGAGAAACCGCCTGTTCCTTGACCCATGTGAACTGCATCGCTTAAACCTCTCACGTTTCCATGTGCCTGAAGCGCGCTGAATACATCCATCAGTCCGTTTTTCTGAAAGTGCATGATTGTCTCAGGATTCTGAAACCAATCCATTGATCCTCGCGACAGATCAAGCTGTGAAGCTATGCCTCCAAGTGGAGCTGACGGTCCTCCTCCGGCGTAATCTCTTGAATAAGAAGTTCTCCGAGAACCTGACCACAATTTGGGAATTTTTCCAAGTATCCCGCCGACTCCATCCAATATCCCCCCGAAAATATCTCCAAGGTCGATTGAACTGATCGTGGCTTTGATTCCGTCAATGATCCAACCAGCGATTCTTTTACCTATGCCCTTGATGACATCCATGATCGTGGAAAACAAACTGTTCAACATTCCAGGTATCGCTGTGACCATATTGCTGAGAGCGTCTTTCAAGTCCAGCTCAAACAGAGCTTTAATCCCTGAGATGACTGTCTTGACTACTGTGAACCAAACCTCAAAAGCATCAACGAGAAGTCCAGCTGTTGTTTTAATTATCGGATAAACGACATCTTTGAAAAACGAAGCGAAGCCATCAACGGTGTCCTTCACTATGTCGAATCGCTCGTATAAATAAACTGCTCCTGCTGCCAAGCCAGCTAGAGCGCCAACGACTAGAACAACTGGAGACAAGAGAGCGCCTAAAGCACCAACAACAGCGATGACAGCTCCGAGAAGTACCGTTCCGATTACTACAGCTAAAGCCGCAAAAGCCGCTTTTGGATTTTCTTTGATGAACTCTCTGAATTTTTCTGTTATTTTAGAGATCGCATTTTTGATCGTTTCAATCGCTTCAGTCGCGATTCTTTTAATCTCCTGGAAGCGTTCTGTCTCTGTGAAATCTTTTACTCTTTGAACCAAATCTTGAACGACTGGTTCTAATCTTCTGAAAGCATTTGTGATCGCCTCAAAAGCACGTTCAACAACTGGAGCGAGTGTCATCATCACACGGTTCTTCAACAGGGACATTCTCTCAGAGAGTGTTTCTGTTTCTTTAGCCGCCGCATTTATGGTGTCGCCACCTGTATTCAAACTCTCAAAATACTCATCCAGCTCAAAACGACCTTCACGAATTGCCGCCGCCATGTCGGGTCCAGCCCTAGCCCCGAACAATTCCAAGGCGAGGCGGTTAGCTGTAGAAGCATCCCCAGCGTTTTTGATTTCTGCTGTTGTTCGTCTGAAAGTTTCAATCGCTGGCTCGCCTTCACGCGCCATTTTGCCCAATGCTTGACGTAAAGAACCGAGAACAAGCTCTGCGTTCACGCCTTCTTTCTCAAACTTGCCGATCATCAAAGCGGATTCTTCAAAAGTGAATCCGACCTGTCTTAAAGGCGCTCCATAAGTCACAAGATCATTCGACAGTTTTGAAAATTCAATTCCTGTCATCTGAGCAACTGTGAACAGAGTGTCAGCCGCAGATTCAGCGGTTCCAGCCATATCGCCCCAGTCGCCAAGAACCCTTGTCGCTGTTTTTATGTTGCCCTGTAAATCTGTTCCGGTGATCCTAGAAAGATTGAGCATTTGTTCAGAAAATGACTCTAAATCTTTGCCTGTTAAACCGAGCCTAGTGTTGATGTCTGCAACAGCTGTTCCGATGTCTTTGAAATCAGCTGGAACTGTTTTAGCAAGATTTTTGGTGATGTCTTTCAAACCCTCAAGGGCATCACCAGTCGCGCCAGTACCGACCCGAAGTGTTCTTTCAACTTCCTCGAAAGTGCTACCCATTTTTAGGATTCCAACAGTCGCGCCACCAATTCCAGCGACTATTCCAGCTCCCGCGAGTTTGGCTGTTTTGCTCAAACCCGACAGGGAACCTTTAACGCCTTTGATGGATTTCTTGAAAAGAGTTGTATCACCAGCAATCCTTACGAGAACTGGTCTGTTACCGCTTGCCACTTTGTGCTTTCGCCTCCTCCTCAAGATGGGTCACAAGTGTCGCCCATTGCCACACCTGGAGATTCATAACTTCGTCAAGCGTCAAGCCGTACCTTGAAGCGACTAAAACTCTCGCTAAGAAGGTGTTTGCTCGTTCAGCTCTTTTGGGTCAGATTCACTTACAGGTTTGATGACGAGTTCCCCTGCATCCTCCAAAGTGAAATCAGGATTCTCTCGTTTTTTAACTATGTAAGCCAAAGCCCTCATCACTTTGCCTTTTGGAGCTTCAGGATCATCCAAGCTGTCAACTGACACGCCTGCAATCTCCTCCAGCTCCTCAATTTCTCTAATTTTGAGAGTGTCAATATCAATTTCAGCAATATCGAACACTCCTGATTCTTTTTCCATAGTCCCTCCTTATGAGATTAGTTTTTGAATCATTTTGGGTATTTCTTCTTCATAGAACCTAGTTACTTGCTCATACTTATTAACAAAAGTATTGAATAACCACTTTCGTTTTCTGCCGAGCAAGCCTTTACCAGTTCCATAGTGAACAATTCCCGAATAAGCTCCCACGTTTCCAGCTGTGCCTTTACGTTGGGAATAGTTTTTCGTTCCCACCGTGACCTTGGCTTCCAGCCGATCTCGTTTCACCTTGTAAACTGAACGCTTTTGCAACGCTCCAGCTCCCGGTCCTTCACCCCTTGGGGCTTTAGGAGCCGCAGAATCCGCGATGATCGAACCAGCTTTGAAGTTCAATTCCTTGAACGCCCGATTGATTTCGGGACCCTCAGCTGATCTGTTCAGCTGATTCAGCAGATATCGAAGATTGTCAATTTTTATCGGTGGGGGAGTCGCCATCTATCAGGCGGTTCCGATTGTTTGATCTCCTGTGCATTGCAGAGCGAAGTTCAGAGTTGCTGTTCCACCAACAGCAGAACCAGGAGACATTGAAGTGAGCATACACTCACCGTTAATCTTCGGAAGTCCTCCAGTTGTGCCTGCGGGATAAAACTCATAGCTCAAAGTAGAGCTTGAACCACGGACAGCTCCTAAATGAGCAACCAAAGTCGCATCAAATAGCGCTGTGACGCTGATTGAACCATCAGCCAAGGTCAAGATGTAATCTTTTGAGCTATTGCCATAAGCAGTTGTCTCAGCAGAATCGTCTCCGAAATCCACGGATACGTCTGTGATGTACGCGCTCAAGTCGGTTATCGAGCCACCGCTGTTATCCAACTTGAATACGCTGTTTTTACCAGCTACGAAAGCCATAATTATTTCTCCTAAATGTTAGGGGGCTATTGAATGTCCCTCGCTTCAGACGGTTGCCTGATCGAATTAGAGTCGGGATAGCCCGACTGCGAAATTGAATGAAGGCGATGAGCCTCCGATTGTGGCGACAACTTTCAAATACCTGTTGATTGTTGTGCCTGATGCGACTGTTTTACGTTGAGAAGTTGTGCCAGTCGCTTGAGTGTAAGTGACGAGAGTCGAATAACTCGAATTGTCAGCAGAATGTTGAATCACAACATCCAAAGTGGGGGAAGTCCCCGATGCTGTTACAACACAAAGATTCGCCACAGCTCCAGTATTTGAAGAAGCAGAATTGTCCACCACAGTTCCGGTTGCTGTAGCTGTTTTAGCTGTACCAGGATCGAACAAACTCACGCCTTGACCGTGATCGCCTGTTGTTTCCATGTTCAATGTGAAACTGACAGCTCCTGCAACTGATGAAGTGTTTGTCCACGATGTTTCCGTGACTTGAGCGACCCACACTTTCTTATCAGCTGTGAATCCTTCCAAAGCGACTATTGCTGGAACTCCATCTGAATCGCCTCGAATAGCATAAAGATCTTGCCATTGACTGTTCGCGGAGCTTGCACTCGCGCTGTCAGTAAGACCGTTACAGAGCAGAGTTCCTGAATTTAGCCCTGCGATGAAATTTTTGCTGGTATCGGAAAGCGTTGTTGTTTCAATAACATCAACATTGCTGGATGAATCCACGCTGGTGAGATCACCCGACCATTCTCTGTCGCCGATAGTTATTCGGCTGGTATGTGTTGCGACAAATGCCATGCTTATTCCTTCGTTTTAGCGCCAACAGCTTCGATAGCTTCGTTGGCTGTGAGACCTTTTATTTGTGCAGGAGTTAAATCACTAATGATTTCCCCTGCTTTGAGTTTTTTGATTGCTTTTTGGTTCTTGTCAACTATCTCTGAATTAACAAGGATTTTGTATTTCGTCATGGCTGTGCCACTACCTCCACTCGTACTGTTGCGACTGCATAAGTTACCCCAGCGAAATCCATGCTCGTCAATGACGAGCTGACATTCCGAACTGCGGCATAACTGGCAACTCCTCCAAGCGTGGGATCGCCTTCAACTGCTTGTTTGATTGAAGTGGACCCGGAGGGTTGCAAATAAGAATCAATTTGTTCTTGGAATGATCTGTCTACTTGCCGACCCAGGATGACAAGAATCTCAAATTCGTAATTCGTTCCATCTCCCATAACCAAGTCATAATCAGCTGTATATGAAGCCACTATTAGAGCTGGTGTCATAGGATTGTCAGGCTCATACGGATAGCAATGGGTGCCTGATATTGTCTTTAATCTTGTATTCAAACCACTTCGTAATTGGGTTACTGTCGCCATTTCAGAATCTCTCTCCTACGCGAAGCCAAGGTTGGCTTCTCAGACGGCGTTGAAGGCTTCCTGTTTGTTTCACCAGCTGGTGATCCGGTGTTTGATCCTTTACAGCTACACAAGCTCTTACAATCGCAGTACATTAGGCGACTAATATCGTTGGTCGGCGAAAAGCATCTAATAAGAGGCGCACATCAACATCAAGACCTTTTCTGAGGCTCATCAAGCCTGCATCTTGTCCTTCAACGATTCCAAAAGGCGCGTTTCTTCTGACAAACAATCGAGCTGTCTGAATCAGACACGCTTGGTTAACTGCATCGGGAACAGCTGACCATCCGAAAGTTGCTGACACCTTCACACCTGCATCAGATACAGGGAAAACGTCATTGATAGCGAATAGTTGCCAATAAGGTGGAGTTCCGCTTTCTTTGTTGTTGTTTACTGGTCTTAATCTGTAACGGTGGGAGGACCCGGTGGTTGCCCAAGTGTCGCTGTAAGTCCCATCATCATTGGGGTCAGAGTAAACGCTCGTAACAGACTGAATTGGGTCAGTATAAACATGAACACCGTCAAGAGAAGTGAAATACCTCGTCTGAGCGCCTGCATCATAGAAAAACTGTCCGGTGTATTTGTCGATTTCTCTCGAAACGGCATCAACGACCTTTTCAATCGGGGTGTCCTCACCTGTGTCCGTTGCTACAAGTCCTAGTTGATCTCTAGCTTCTGCAAGAGTGCAGTAGCCATTCGTTATTGCCATCTACTTTTTCGCTGGAGCTTTCTTAGGCGTTGCAACTTTTTCAGCAAACCCATTCGCGATGAGACTTTCAGCTTCCTGTTTCGGAACGTCTAGCGTTTCACCTAAATTCGGCCAATCCTCGCCGTTCCTTGTACCGCTTAATTTGATTAACATTTTCACTTTTGGCATTTTTTTCCTTCCAATTTTCAATCACTTTTAGTAGTAATAATTTCCCTAAAATCCAGCACTTTACAGCTGGTCTTCAGCTGGTCGACAGCTGGTAAAAAACCACCCTGAGTGACGCTGAAAAACCCTGATTTTTATATATGAGGAGGGAAAGGAACATGAAAAACCCTTCCCTCCTCACAATTTGTATTGCCTTTAGCTTGAGCCTCCGACAAAGTGCTTAACTGCACCTGACTGATCGACAAGATCGCCGTCAGTTCTCACCATTGACCTGAAAGTAATCAGATCGGCGTTGAATGCGAAGTCATCACTTCTGTCGAAACGGAAATCTCCGTGACGGATGTAATACCTTGACAAGTCACCGAAAATTACTGACTTCGCTGAAGTAGCTGTTGCCACCACATCAGGATTGCTCCATATTGGGTAGCCAAGCAACTGATCCGAAGTACGAGCAGTCATTCCTGGTTGGAATAAGAAACCACCAGCGCTGTCTGCGGCTGAAACCGCATCTGCGCGTAATTTCCTGACAGCTCCGATGGAAGCATCTCTCATCATCCATCCAGCTGATTGTCCTCGATAGGCATAATCAACGCTGTAAAACAGATCAATAAGATTTGCGGCTGTAAAGGCACCACTAACACCGTTACCGCCAGTCACTCCAGCTGTTGAAGCTGTGACGATTCCATTGTGCTGTGATGAGTTTGTTCCAACGGTTGCTAGTGAATTGAGTTTGCGACCCAAAGCACGACCTGAGTTATCTGCAAGCAATCCAATGAGGTCAATCGAAGAATCAGCAAGAAGCTCGCTTGTCACCTGAGTGATATAAGCCAGCTTGTAGCTGTCTAATGTGATGAACGCTCCGAAAGTCGGATCGCTTTCACCGATTGTTCCTGCTTCACTCACAAGTGCGGCTGTTGAATCAGCTGTCATGCGAGGGATTTGCAAGTTTGCTTGAGAGTTGCTGAACAGAATTGTTGATGTCTCCATCATCGGTCCAACAGCAACCATCGCTTCAATTACTCTGTTGAAGAAGTTGGTTGGTACTGGCGCGCCAGTCGAACCTGTGCTTAGATCACGATGTTCTGAAGCTACAAAATCTCTTTTAGCTGTGAAATCGCGTGTCTCTCCACGAAGGAATGCTCTGAATTGAGCTTCTTCCGTGTCAGCCACTCCGATTTCTTCAGCGTGACGAGCTTCAACTGGGGTGATAAGCGCCTCATATTCTGAGCGTTCTTCCTCAATCTTTTTTCCGCGATCTATCGCGTCTAATTTCGAGCGAATTTCCTCATCCAAAGAATCCATCTCAGCGTTAGTCCGCTGAAATAGTTGTTCTTCTTCACCAGTTAATTCTCTCTTTTCCTCTCCAGCCTTGTCGAGAACTTCGGTCATGGCATGATACGCCTTGAGCCTTTTCTCATTAAGACCTTCAAGATAAGAAGTTGACTTTTCAGCCATTGAATTTCTCCTAATGTTGTTGGTTGGTTGACAGCAGATACGGCTCCGCACCTGCTTCTGTCCCTCCTGTTCCGTAAGGCTCCTCACGGACAGACTTGTTTACAGACGAGCTTTCAATTCGAGTTGCATCCGAGCGATTGACGCTGGGTAAGCAACTTCAGGCTCGCCAGTTCGTAGCTCTTTAGCTACTTTGATTAGCTGATCGACTTCTTCAACGCTGAGAGGTTCATTGTTAGCGAATCTCTCCATGATGGAAGTCCAGCTGTTGCGATCTTCTATGCACTCAGGACAAGCAAGTGACCTGACATCAGCGGTTGTCGCTGGATATGCAGGATTGCCGACTGTTGAGACTTCGTGAAGGCGTACTTCGGTCAGGTGACGTTCATTACCATCTTCACTCCAGGTGTCGCCACCCGCAGGAACGGAAAAACCGAAACTCATGTGTCCTAGGTCGCCTCGTTTCACCAGTTCTGCGACATCATTCCCCCAAGTGGTGTCAGGAAGGTCAGCTTTGACTTGCAAACCTCGTTCATCTTCTGTGAGAGTCATTGTTTTTGCTCTAGTTGTAGCGAGAATCAGCTCAGGGTTGTGAGCGTGTAACAACATCACGTTGTTTCTTGAAGCCAATGTTTTGGTGAAAGCTCCACGTTTAATTGTTTCTGTGAACGGCAACTGGAGACTCGGAGAGTTCCAAACTGCGGCGTACCCTGAGAAACTTCTCCCATCTTCATCAGCTTCTATTGGAGCTGTCCTGATTTCAACTTTTGTTGGTTCTGATCTTCCCATTTCTTCCTCCGATTCTGACGCATAGAGAGCTGTGACTTGTGCTTCAGCTTCAAACTGTGAGTCATGGCACCCCAGCACTCTCTCAGGTTCACTATCTTTAATTACTGCGTAACCTTCACAATCTGAATGTTCAGTCACTACTGACCAAGGCATCTGTTTCTTCCTCCGTGATTTCAGTTCCCTCCTGCATTTCTCGAATGTAAGCATCCAACGGTTCCTCCGGGTCCAACATCGCTAATGGTTGCAATGCGGATGGGGGAATCCCTGTGTGTTCAATATCCAAACCAGCTATCGCTGACGCTTGTTCAGGTTCGTATCCTGCACTTACCAGCTGGGTTGCTATATCAACACGCGATTTCAAAACAGCTAAAGAAGCATTCTCCTGTTCGCCCATATTCAAAGGCATCCTGAACTTGTTGGCGGCATCATTGTCAACTGGTCGCATATCTTCCCAGCGTCTTATTTCATTGACTGAGAGCCAACCGTTATTGAGTCCAGTTGCAAAAGCCTCATATCGACTTTTTTGATCTCCTCGAAGCAAACCTTCCATATTCAACTTCACGAAACTGCTACCAGTTGTCAGTCTTGAAAGGTGACGCTCGATCAGCTGAACATAAGGTCGGATAGTGTGCTTCTCAAAAGCCAACGCCTGCTGTTCAACAGAAGCGTATGACACGGCTCCTGGTTGGTTGTCCTGAACAAGAGCGCTTGGCACACGGTAAATGGCACAAATCTCAGCTCTTTGAAATTGTCTAAGCTCTAAGAGTTGCATTTGGTCAGCTGTAAAACTTAAAGGCGTAAATTTCGCACCGCCTGTCAATACAGCTGGAGCGTGAGCGTTAGCGCGACCAGTATGAGTTGACTTCCAATGATCCGACAAGGCTTGAACTTGATCTGCTGTCAAGTCACCTGGATATTCGATTAAACCAGTTGAACTGGTTCCCTGTCCGAAGTAACGGCTTTGAAAATCTTCACCAGCCGCAGTTAATCCAAGAGCTTCACGGCATTGATCTATCGGAGACATGCCACGGAGTGTTCCGGGAAGTTGGACAAGTGGAATATGAAGGCATTCTTCGATTGACAAACTGTATTCTTTGCCTGAAGTTGAAACTTTGTAGATAGGGGTTCGACCTACGCTTTCAATTCTCACTCTTTGAGGATCGAGAACTGTTAAAGCTAAGACTTCGCCTGCTTTATCTCTCGTCACATGAATGAAAGCGTTGCCGTCAAGCAACAAACTGACCATTGATTGAGATACAAGAGAGTGCATAGTGAAAGAAGGATCAGCTGGATCAGGGACATCTATCCAAGCCGCTTTTGGTCTGAATGGTCGGCGCTGTCCATCAAGTCGAATCATCTGATCCAATGGAAGCGTGGAAATCGTGTCAGCCAATAGTCGTATACACGCCCAAGCTGTTGTCACTTTCATCGCCCCATCTTCAGACATCGGCATTCCCGAAGTTGTCTGCGGTCCATAAACGTCACGCCCTGTTCCAAAAATAGTTTGGAAAGAGATCGCCCTTTTCTGTTCTTGTGAAGGGCTGAATGCCCTGCGAATAATGCTCATTGAGTTCCTAATCCGATTAGTACGAGAGCTAGTCCTCCACCAATTAACCCGACAGGCAAACTGATGAGAACCAACCCAGCTATGACAAGACCAATTCCTGTCAGCTCTAAAAATGTGTTCACTTCTGTTTCCCTCCTAAAAGACCGTATTTTTCCATGACCTATGACCCATCTACACCCCTCGAAACGCCTCAGAAGGGCTGTATGGGGGAGTTTTTCCCCTTTTTTCGCCGTTTTTGGCTCAAATTCGCCATTTTGACAGTTAAACCCCTGATTTTTAGCGGTTTTCAACTAATGACTGTCAATAAATATGACTAGCCTTCGTATCCTGTCTCGTTTTCATCCCTCCAGCCCCGATAATCGACCCATTCCTCCACAGGAACTCCATCAAACCCAGCCATGTTCTCAACATGAGCTTTAACAACAACAGAAAGATTCAAAGCAATTTCTTTGTCTGATTTCAAGTCAAAAATTGATTTGTACAATCCACCGAGTAATGCGCGATACATAGCTTCCCAAGGTTTACCAGGATTGGTCATTTCTTGATCCAGTAGTTGTAGATCACGGAGCTGACAACGATTATTGCCGTTACTACAGCTGGTGTTTTCATAGCGTTATCAATCTCGGAGGTTCTTTAGGTGTCCAGTCGGTACCGCCTACCTGCAATCGGTGAATAGCGAGCAACATTGCGATACAAGCGTCAATGTGTCGCTTTGAGCGACCTTTTGAAAGAGTCCAATAGTCCGTGTATTCACGGCGAACAGCTGAAGTGACATGATCTTCAAGAGTAGGATCACCGTCATGCACTATGGACCCGGAGACAATCAGATCATAACCACCAGCAACAACTCCACTCATCCTTGAAGGGGATTGCGGAAGCTCTACTGTTGGAATGTTCTCATCCTGAAGCATTAAAGCTGGAACTTCAAAGAAACGAGGGTCATAGACAACTTCAAGGAGCTGATATTTCTCATCAAGCGACCTGATGTAGTTGATGACTTCCAAGTGGTCAATGCGACCATCTTTGGGTTCCCACACTTTCGACTTCACATGAAACTTGTCGTCTTTTTGAGTAGCGAGAACCACAGCTGTTGTGTCTCTTTTCAACGCTACGTCAACACCGACAATTATCTGATCGCCTTCTTGTATGTCCGGCGCACCTTCACAAGCTGACCAAGCACCAGGATGGTCGCCCAACCAGTTCTGCTCCTCCATAGTTACCCATTGATTCAGGAAAAACCTGCGAACTTCTGTCTCAGGCATCGAACCGGTTTGGTCGCGGTAAAAATCAGGACTGACTATCGTGCCATAAGAAGGATTAGCTTTCTCAAAAGAATCGTCTGTCAGTTCACATCCTTCAGGAGCTTCAGCTATAAAAGAATAAAAAGCTGGGTCGCTTTCAGGATTGCTGATTGCTTCTTTCGCTCTTTGGTATTGGTTCCAGCAGATAGAAGTTCTATCAAATCCAGCTGTTGTCAGCTGAACAATCAACGGCTGTTCACGCGCTCCAGTTGATCTAGCCAATGTCCCATGCACCAGCTCACCCCTAGAACCTTCCCAAACATGCAACTCATCGCAGAACAAACCTGACACGTTCTTTCCATCTAAGTTGGAGCCATGCTTTCGAGCTGAAGCTGAAACCCTGATGATCTTTGAGTCAATCTCAGGGATTACAAGCTCGCCTTCATAAATTTGAACCACCTGCGAGAGAGTCGGTGATCGTTCCACCATTCTTCTCGCCGCAGAGAACAACAAATCCGCTTGGTCGTCATTTCCAGCCGCAACAACTATCAAAGGCGAAGTAGTAACAGCATCACCAGCTCCCATAGCTAACCAAAGAGCCAACGAAGCACACAATTCTGTCTTTCCCTGCTTCTTAGCGAGTGAAATATAAGACCATCGGTGCTTTCTTTTTCCCTCCGGGTCCAGTTCTAAGAGTTCAACTAACAACCGGACTTGCCACGGCAACAGCTCGAACGGTTTACCAACCCACTTCGATGAAGTGTGAACACAGTTTGCCTGTATCCAGGATGAAGCAAACCAGCCATCTGAGCGTTCTTCACGATGATCTAACTCCTGCAACCAGTCACTTCGGGCTTCAGAACTTGTCCGAATCCAACTCATTGCATCACAAACAGGCTGTGAAGCTCATGTCGGTGGGCAATAATCAAACCACAGCACCTATCAGGCTTCTTCAGCCAAACCTTGTTTTCCATTTTCTATCCCTCCAATACTCCACGCCTCCACAGCTGTCGGCGCTGGAGCTGGAGTCAATCTTTCATTTATCTGTGCAACCGTTAAAGCTGTCTGAGCTGTTGAAAGCCCAAGAGTGATCCGAGCTTTCGGAGTCAAACCAAGTTCATTCTCCAACCTCGTAATCGCTGTCTCTAACTTCAAAGCCGTATCAAAAAAAGGATTTGGTCGCACCTGTCCAGTTGAACCATTCACTTGAGGTTCTTCAGAAGCAATCGCCAACGAAGCCTCAAAGTTGGCTCGTAACTTAAACAAGCGAACAACAGCAGGTTTATCTTCAGGGCGAGCCACAGCACCAGCTGGTGATCCCCAATAAATATCCCATTCTTCACGCTGATGAGCAAAAGGGGGATCTCCTGGGTCGAAGTCCTCACCCTCAAGCAACGTCAAATTGGGCTTTGAGCGCCCATGCAACTGTGATGACGGTTTCGCAATCGGTCCACGTTTACCCACAAAAATCCTCCAGCAATCAAACCAGTTCAAACCAGTTCAGTAAAAAAAACAAAACTCAAAACAACCTTAAAACTAATGCACAAGAAACTTAAGG